GGTTCCTAGCGCGATCATTTTGTACGAGTTAACCTAAGAATCTTTTAGTTAACAACTTACAAGTAAAAATCTGCGTAACTTTTTAGACAAATGAAATATCCTTGCCTAATTTCCAAGAAAATCTCCGAGCTTTCACCAGCAAAATACAATCCTCGGACAATCTCTTCCGACTCATTGGGCAGGCTTACAAAATCCTTGAGCGAGCTTGGGAATCTTCAGCCTATCACTTGGAACGCCAAGACTGGCAACATCGTGGGAGGCCATCAAAGGCTAAAGTGCTATTCGGCACTTGGAAAAGATGAGGTCGATGTGTGGGCGGTGTGGTTGGATGAAGCGCAAGAGAAGGCGGCCAACATCGCTCTGAACAAGTTAAGCGGAGAGTTTGATATGCCCAAGCTCAAGGACATCTTGGAAGAGATTGATGTGGGGGAGATCGATGTGGATATTACCGGATTCAGCTTAGAGGAGATTAGCAAGATGATGGAGGCGAGTATGCCAGATGAAACAGAGAGTGGAGGGGGCGAGAAGTGTTTGGCGTGTGGGAAGCCCTTGTGAAGAATGATAAGGCAAACCGACCTCGCTCAAAAGTGGAATGTCTCAAGGGCGGCAATCTCCAAGTTCGTAAAGGCTGGGATGCCCCTAACAAGCGTGAACGCCGCCGAGCGTTGGAAGTTGAGCAATCAAAAGCGGGTGAGCAAGACCGAGATCAGTTTGATACCATCCCCCAACTCCTCAGAGCCATCGAAGGACTCGGATGCCGAGTTATCTGTATCGAAAACCTCGCTTGGCAGATTGAATCGAGCCAAGAACGCCGAGGTAGTTGCTTACTCATTGGTAGCTACGGCGGCAACAAACAAAAACCCAGTCGCTATGAGGGCGGCAGTTCAAGGATGGGGCGAAGCAAAAAAGCGAGTCGCAGAAGCCGAAATGGAACACGCTCGGTGGGAAGAGGTGAGCCGAGTCACAGTTCGGATGGGGGAAGTTCAAGAATGGATAACGAAGTGGCACGGAGCAATCAGATCGCTTCTGGATGCCCTTCCTTCGAGCCTAGCGACCAGAGCAAACCCATCAGACCCAGAGTGCGCCAAGCAAGCCATCCAAGACGGAATCAATCAAATCTTCGTCACCATTCAAAAGGCAGAGGGGGCGTTTAAGTGATACTTGGATTAAAAATAGGGGTCGGGATAGTGCTTGGAATCGTGCTACTCAATGTGGCGTTCTGGGCTTGCATTATCTTTGCCTATCTACTTGCCACTTTATTTGAGTGCATCGGGAAGTGGATAAACAAGTGAACGAATGTTTCCTTGTCATCATAGCCGCCCTTGGCTTGCTAGGATTGATTCTTCCGTTCTTTGACGAATGAAACGCTCACCCCTAAAACGCAAAACCCCACTCAAGCGAGGGGGGAAACTACGCCGAGTATCTGCCAAAAGAAGAAAACAAAACGAGGTCTATTCTGATGTGCGAGAGAAGTTTCTAGGCAACACACCAGTCTGCCAAGTTTGCCAGAGCAAGATGGCGAGCCAAGTTCACCATAGGCGAGGGAGGTTCGGGGATAGGCTAAACGAGGTCGAGTTTTTCTTGGCGGTTTGCTTTGAGTGCCATCATAAGATTCACATGAACCCAGCGTGGGCGTATGCAAAAGATTATCTGGTTAAGAGATGAACATCGGGGCGTTCAGCCGAAGTTTCTTTGAGCCAAGAGAACAATTATCAATCCCAGAATGGGCAGAGAAAAACCTTACTCTCTCAGCGAGGGTAACGAACATACCCGGAGCTTATTCGACAACCCTCACGCCCTATGTTCGTGAACCCCTAGAGGCTTTTGGCGATGATTCGATTCGGAGAGTTGTGTTGGTATGGGGAGCGCAGACAAGCAAGACCACAACGATTCTCGCTGGCCTAGCCTACCGAGTAGCAGAGCGACCTTGCCCAGTCTTGTGGGTGATGCCCTCAGAACATCTAGCCCGATCATTTACAGAAACCCGCTGGCTTCCGATGGTGGATGATTGCCCAGCCCTAGCCAAAGAACGACCAGAAAATACAGACCGAATAAAAATCCTAGAGCAACATTTTAAGCGATGCTCAGTCTGGTGGGCGGGAACAAGTGCCTCGGCTCTTTCTAGTCGCTCGATTGCTTTGCTCTGCATGGATGAGGTGGACAAGTTTCCAGAGCAAGCAGGGTCGGGAAGGGAGGCCAATCCGGTGCAGTTAGCAGAAGCACGAGTCAGCACCTACCCCAATCATTTAATCATAGCAACCAGCACCCCGACAACCGCAGATTCAATAATCTGGGCTGAATGGCAGAAGGGCGATATGCGTTTCTATTTTGTGCCTTGCCCCCATTGTGGATTAAAACAAAAACTAATCTGGGGGCAAGTAAAGTGGGATGAAGCGGCCAAGATAGAAGATGGCGTTTATGATTATGCCCTAGTGAAATCTTCTACCTACTATGAGTGCGAGGGATGCAAGGGCAAGATTCAAGACGGCCAGAAAACCAAGATGCTCCGAGAGGGGGAATGGAGGGCAACCAACCCCAAGGGCGAACCAGCTAGACGCTCGTATCACCTCAACGGCCTATACGCTCCGTGGGTTAGCTTTGGGAGCTTGGCGGTCAAGTTCCTGCAAGATAAGCACAGCGGGATTATCGGCCTGCAAGATTTTGTGAACCGAGTCCTAGCCGAGCCGTGGATGGAACACGAATCAGAAAAGATGCAGATCGTTCCCGGTGCTTATAAGATGGGCGAGGTTCGGATGGGCGATAAGCTGATTATGAGTTGCGACATCCAAGAGGCGGGGGGCTTCCACGCTTGGTGCGTTGTGAGGGCTTGGGATTTAGAGGGCAAACCAAGGCTCGTGTGGGCGGGTAGGCTAGAAACTTGGGGCGACATAAAGGCAAAGCAAGATGAGTTTGGCGTTGAGGATAAGTGCGTCTTAATCGACTCGGGCGATCAAACCAGAGATGTATATTTGAATTGTTGCAAGAACGGCTGGGTGGCGTTGGTTGGCTCGGACAAAACCAGCTTCTCCGAGATCGTGAACGAGCAGAAGGTTCAAAGGCCGTACGCTAGAATCGCAAATGGCGACCCCTTCTCTGGTAAGGCAGTTCAATCCAAGGCGGGGTGGAAGTGGAAACTCTGCCCGATTTGGCGATGGTCAAACCCGTCCATAAAAGACATCCTCTCTCAACTATTGAAAGAGGAGGGATTCATCGCCCTAGATACGCCGGATGTCTGGAAGGTTCATATCGAAGCAGAGGTGAAGGTAAGGGTGAAAAATCCTATGACTGGCAGGGAAAGACTTGTGTGGAAGCAAATCGGGAAGCATAATCATTTAATGGATTGCGAATGTATGAATATCGTGGGGGCGGCACTCCACGGACGGCTCAAAGTTTCACCCGCAAGTTTGACAGAGGAGGTTGAGAATGGCGAAGGGTGATTTCATTGGGCTACCCCTTGCCACCCTAACTTCTCTGCGTGATAAGTATGTGACTTGTCTTGAGGCGATTGCGGTGGCTGGGTCTAGCTATTCAATAGCGGGACGCTCTTTTTCTAGGGCGAATCTTGGGGAAGTTCGTGACACTATCGCAGAGCTAACCCTTGCCATCCAGTCTGTCAACGGCACTCGTATCCGCACGACCTACGCTAACTTCTCGTGAAAAAAGCCCAACTCAATTTAATAGATAAAGCTGTTGCCTTTCTGAACCCGCAGGGGGCAGTTAATCGGATGATTGCACGGCAGAAGCTCGTCAACTTCTCTTACGATGCGGTCAAATATACAAGGGAACGCAAGGGGCCGAGTTCCCTTTCTGGTGCAGAAGATTATCGTTCTAACTATGACCGAGTGGAGCTGATGAAAAGGGCGAGGGACTTGGCAGAGAATGTTGGCCTTGTTCGCTCCATCCTTATGAAGTTCGCTAGTCACACCGCCGCGAACATCTCCTACCAAGCCCGAACAGAAAACCCCGAAGTCAATACAGAGGTTGAGGCATATTGGGCAGAGTGGTGGGACAAGTGTGACATCTCAACAAGGCACACCGGCTCAACCCTTATGCAAGTAGCGGTGATGAGTATGCTCCGAGATGGAGACTTTCTTTTTGCCCTAGTGCGAGACAAGGATGGCGATCTTAAACTCCAAGGCATCGAAGCAGACCGAGTGGGCGACCCATTCAAGGTTTATACAAGCCTAGATTTGATCGGTGGAATCCATATAGACCGAACGACTGGCGCACCATCGGCTTATGATATTTATTCAAGGAGCATCGGGGATTTCTACACCTACCAAGCAACCATCCCAGCAAGCCAAGCCTTTCACCTATTCGACCCACTTCGCATCGATCAATATCGAGGAGTAAGTGCTTTCCATACTGCTATCAACGACTGCACGGACATTTACGACATCGTGAACTTTGAGAAGATGGCGGCACGAGTTGCCTCTTCTCAATCCGCAGTTGTTCGCAGGAATAACAACAATGCCTCCGACCTCTCCACGCTCACAAACGATGAGAATGTTAATGGCGATACGATTAAGCTAGAAGCGATTGAGTCGGGCAAAATCTCCTATTTAGAACCGGGTGAGGATATTGTTTTTCCCGACGGCCCGAGCCGCCCATCTGGCGCGTTCGCAGAGTTCCACAAGATTCTCCTCCGCAATATCTGCCTTGGCCTTGGCATCCCTTACAGCTTCGCCGTTGACCCATCCGCTATGTCTGGCCCGACTGCAAGACTTGAGATGCAACAAGCAGGGCGCACCTTTCGCAGATACCAGAAGCTCATCGATGACAAGGTTCTGCGACCAATCAAAAATATCGTGCTTGCCGATGCTGTCTCTCGTGGGCTGATCGAAAACAATTTAGGGGGCAGAACGACCAAGGGCATATTCAATTTTGGGGCGAATGTCTCGATTGATTTGGGGAGAGAATCGGCATCAGCCATCTCCGAGTTCAAGACTGGCCTCCGAACAGCCGCCGACATCTACGCAGAGCGAGGGCAAGATTTTGAAAGTGCTATGCGACAAAGGGCGATTGAGGCGAAGCTAGTTAAGGATTTGGCAAGTGAATATGAAGTTTCGGCAGATACAATTTCCGACATCGCCGCAGAGGGATTGACCAGAGACTCACAAAAAGCACAAGCAACCCCAGCGGAAGGCGAGCAGACACCTGCCGGACAACCCTCGGACGAGGATATGCTCGGCGGTGCTTCGCTCAATGGAGCGCAAGTCGCTTCGCTTATCAATGTTATCAATGCTGTTGCTATGGGTGCAGTTTCCAAGGAGGGTGCGGTATCTATTATCACGGCGGCCTTCCCAACCATCAGCCCAGACCAAGCAAGGGCAATCGTGGCGGGAGTCAACATTGGGACAACTATCCCCACGACCAAAGAAGAGAAACAGCAGATCGCAAAAGACCAAGGCGGGGATGCTTCGGGAGGCTCGACACCCCCAGCCCCAGAACCTACTACGCCCCCGACCGCCCCCGCTGGCACTTCTCAAAAAAAAAGTAGTTTAGAGATTCTGGAAAGCCTAGACCCCGCATCTATCAAGATGCTGATTGAGGGGATGATGGGCGGGATTGAGTTGGCAAAGTACGACGGGATTGATTTTACCCCACCACAAGGAGCTAGGGAGGCCGCTAAAAGGGCTTTGGATGTTAGAGAGACGAAACCACCCAGCCAAAGGGGAATGACCCCTGTGGGCATCGCTAGGGCGAGGGATTTGATAAATGGGGTAAAACTGTCTCCCGACACAGTAAGGCGAATGCTGAACTTCCTAACTCGCCACGAAGTCGATAAAAAGGGCGCAACTTGGGATGAGCAGGGCAAGGGCTGGCAAGCGTGGCACGGTTGGGGCGGCGATGCTGGCTTTTCTTGGGCAAGGAAAGTAGTTGGACAGATGGAGGCAAGGGACAAGAAAACCGAGTTCGTTGCTGGAAGAGATTGTGGGCAAGATGAGGGTGGAACTTTCGGGCCAGACAATAAGTGTGCCGTAGGTTACGGCAGACCCCCAATCAAGGGAGGCTATACCCCAACTCGACCCGGTGGGAAATTCCCCAAGGATTACAAAAGGCCGACAGAGCAAAAGAAAGAAACGCCTAAAGGGAAACCATTACCGCCAAAGCCTCTTCCACCAAAGCCTTTGCCACCAAAACCTCTTCCTCCAAAGCGAGAGGAAACCAAAGAGCAAAAGCAAATTAGCGATATTTCTGAAAAATTAAAAAAAGATGGAGCGATAAACTCTCTTCCAGACAATTTAGAAAGAGCAAAAGAGATTGAATCATCCTATAACAATCTAAAGGCTAAAGGATATTCAATTCCACCGCCAAAATTTCTTTTGCAAGGAAACCTAGAAGAAAATTATGGAGCGAGCTATGCTGGAAGTTATGCGGTTGCAACAACATTGGCAGACGGAAGCCCAGCTATAATATATGATAAAAAATTCAATGTGGCAGGGAACTCCCTAAAAGATGAGATTAATAACAATGTTAAAGCAAAATGGCTTGCCACAAATGACCTATTTGCTCACGAGTATGGACACAACGCCCATATGCAATCACTAGGAGAAGAAAAATCAGCACAATATATAAAACAAAAACTAACAGATAATGAGGCTAGGGTTGCTTCAGAGGTTAGCGATTACGCAAAAACTAACCCACTAGAATTTGTTGCCGAAACATTTGCTGGTCACTTGAATGGTAAAAAATATAGCAAAAGCGTATATAATCTCTATAAATCCTACGGAGGCCCGAAACTAAAATGACCTACAATAAAGAAGATTTCGATAAAGAAAAATATGACAAGGCGATGGATATATATATTAAAACTCTTTTCAATGGAAAAGACATTCCATCATTGGATGATGCAAAAACTAAAAAAGAATTGGCAGAACCATCAGCTTGCCCAATCGCAACCCAAGACATCAAAACCAACCTAGCCAATAGGCAGACAGCGGTTGATGATGCGAACTACGGCCCAGCCAATCCAAACGAACCCAACGAGGACTATTGGAAAGCCAAGGCAGACGAATTTCAAGGCGATGTAGTCACGGCCAAGAAGATGCTTTGTGGAAATTGTGCGGCTTTTAACCAAACCAGCAAACTTCTAAATTGCATAAAAGGCGGGATAGGGATTGATGCTGATGAGGTTGCGGTGGCTGGCGATCTAGGATATTGCGAGATTTTTGACTTTAAGTGTGCGGCCAAAAGGACTTGTGACGCTTGGATTGTGGGAGGCCCGATTACAGATAAGAAAGAAGAACTAGCTCGACCAGTCTCCCAAACCCCCGCCCCTCCCAAGGAACGAATCAAAGGCTCGAAGGAGAACCCCCAAGGCACAGCATCGACCAGAAGCAAAGCTGGTGACATAGAGATTTCAGCCGAGAATGAGGAGGCATTGAAGAACAAGATTGCCGAGTTCAAGAAAGATCATCCCAAGAAAAACGCTCCCACCCTTGGGGCATTGAAGAAAGTGTTTCGCAGGGGGGCGGGGGCGTTCTCGACTAGCTTTAGGCCAACGATTACCGGCGGGAAGCCCAACTCTCGCAACGCTTGGGCGATGGCAAGGGTGAACAAGTTTCTCAAGATGGCTGGTGGGGGTGAGGTCAAAGACTCCTACCGCAAGGCAGACGGCGATCTTCTTTGACATAATCTAGGGATTTATGCCTTTGCCCCTACCCTCCGCAGACGAATCCGAACAAGACTTTGTGTCCCGCTTTATGGGTGATGCAGAGGCAGTATCCAAGTTCCCAGATGAAACACAAAGAGCGGCGGTTGCCTATTCTACTTATAGGGACGAGGAGATGGAGGAAATGGAGCTAGGCGGGGTGAGCATTTTGGAGGTGGGAGAGGCTAAAGGACACGACCTTTTCGTGGATAAGACAAGCCTAGAAACCGCCCTCAAACTTATGAGCAACGCCAAGAATGGCGTGAAGGTTAAGATGAACCATGGAAGCGGATTGGACGCAGTTGTCGGCTTTGCCCGCAACCCCCGCATCGATGGAGATAAGCTGGTGGCCGACCTTCGCTTGCTCCGCAACTCCCCCCACTACGGCCTAATCAAAGAGATGGCCTCCGAAGCCCCCGACCAGTTCGGAGTTTCCCTAGCCTTCGTAAATGAGTCCGAGACCATCAACGGCAAGGATTACATTCGACCCCAGAGCATCGCCTCTGCGGATTTAGTTTCCTCCCCTGCGGCCACCAATGGCCTCTTTGAAGAAATGGTAAAGTTTATGGAAAAGCTGGGATATGTTAGCGGAGGAAAGACGATTCCGGCAGTAACTAAAGAAGCCGTGGAGGAATCTCCACTTGACAAAAAGGACAAAACAAATATGGAAAACAATTATATGAAAGATATCGAAGATATCAAGGTTCGCTTGGCGGCCATTGAAGATTCGATGAAACCTAAGAACGAAAAGATGGCCGAAGCCCCTATGGACGAGCAAGCTGTTGCCAAAGAAGATAAGGCAGTTGCTGAGGGTGCAAAAGCCGAAGGCGAATCTGTTGATGAGGAAAAGCAAGAGGAGATGAGTGAAGTTGTAAAGAAAGTTTTGACCGAGTTCGGCATTAAGCCCATCCCCGCATCCCCTTCAATCGAAGTCCCTTCCCAGAAAAAGGAAGAACCCAAAACTTTTGAAGCTCTCGTGGCCGCCCATAGCGACTACGGAACAAGCAAGCTCAAGGCAATGAAAGCCGTGATGCTCTCAAACCCCAACGAATACAACGAGGCTAAAGCTCGTGGTATAGTTAAACTCTAAAGAAGGATAATACTAAAATGGCTACAAATATTGACGGTGGTGCAGTTCGCACCTTTAACTTTGCCTCGGCGATCTCGGCTTACCGATTCGCAGAGATTCACACGGACGGCACGGCTCGTGCGGCTGTCTCCGGTTCTGCTCGTTGCGTTGGTTCTACCATCAGCGATGTAGCGGCTGGTGACAACGGCGCAGTCAAGCTGTTCTACCCAACCTATTTTGCAACTTGCGAGACAGCGATTGCCATCGGGGGCTTGGTAGCCACGACTGGTTCTGGCCTCGTAACAACTGCGGCCGCCAATGTTGGCGTTGTCGGGGTTGCCCTCGAAGCGGGTGCGGCTGATGCGGTCATCGAAGTCGCAGTTCCCTTAACCCAGTAATTTAACCTAAAAAAGAAAGACTAAAATATATGGCATATGTAAACGGCGGCACAACTATTCGGGCAGACATCAGCCAAGCGTTGATCGAAGCTCCTCAAGCCGACATCGGTTTGATCGGTTCGCAACTCCTCCCCTTGCAGAATGTAGATGCAAAGGCTGGAACATACCTCAAAGTTCAGTTAGCTGGTGGGGAACTCTTGACCAACAATGCTCTGGCTCGTGAAAGCGGCTCGAGCTATTCTCGTGGCATTCGTTCCTTTAGCTCGGCAAACTACGCAACGAACGAGGTAGGTCTCGAAGAGCTAATTCCGGACGATGCGGCTAAGGACTTAAATCGTTTCTTCGCCTATGAGGCCGAGACAGCGAAGTTCTTGCTCCGTCAGTTGAAGCTCTCCCACGAGAAGCGGGTATCCGATCTTCTCTGGAATGCAACGACTCCCTTCACCATTGCTGACCAGACTCGTGCAGTTGCATACACAAACACCCTCATCGCCACAGTTGATGCGGCTCGTGATGTGGCGGCGGCCAAGTTGGCTCTTGCTCAATATGGTTATGAGGCGAATTGCGTTGCGATGTCTGCCAATGTGTTTGAGTTAATCAGACGCTCTACCCTCCTCCAGAATCAGTTCTTTGGAGTTATCTCGAATACTGGTGCTAGGTTGTTGAGCGAAGCTGAAATTGCGGCGGCTCTTGGAGTTCAGAATCTCCTCGTTGGCCGTGCGGCTTACAACACCGCTGGTAAGAACAAAACTTATTCTGGTTCATTCGTTGTTCCAGATACCAAGATCATTGTAGGTCAGATTGCTGGTGGTGAGTTCACCGCTGGTGGAATCGGACGCACCTTGGTTTGGTCGGGTGACTCGGCCGGTGGTTTCGTCTCCGAAAGCTATCGTGACGAAGCTCGCCGTAGCCAAGTGTTGCGTGTGCGTATGAACACGGACGAAGTTGTGATTGACCCGAACGCCGCCGTTCGTATCACCACCAACTACTCCGCAAGCTAAAGATTGCTGTTGGTTGTTTCATAGGAATGGGGGGAGGGCGAAAGCTCTCCCCCCTTTTCTTTTTGACATCCTTATGAACTAAAATCCTCAACCCCGAAATCCCCTTGAAATATCCTATCTCTACCTATTTAATTGCTGGCAATGAAGAAGAATACATTGGCCGATGTTTGGAAAGTTTCAAACCCATTTCAGCGGAGCTTGTTGTCTGCATCGCTAGGGGGAATCTTGTCCCAGACAAAACAGAAGAAATTGCCAAAGCTCTGGGTGCAAAAATCGTTCACTACCAGAATCAAAGAACTGATTGGCCTCACATAGACGATTTTGCTACGGCAAGGAACACGGCTCTTGGTGCGTGTTCAAACGAGTGGTGTTTATGGGTAGATGCTGACGATGTGATGGCCGAGGATGGGGCGAGGGTTGTCGAAGAGGCTATTGACCTTGCCGTTGAAAAGGACGCTCACCTTGTGGCGTTGAGATACGATGTGCAAAATGCTGGTTTGTTGCCCCTTAGAGAAGAAATTTCCAAGAGGGGGACTTGTAGTTGGAAGAACCGAATCCATGAAATGCTTGTTACTAAAGAGCCGAACAAGACGATTGGCGTGGATAAGATTTTCAGAATCCATAAGCCTAACGGCTATAAGTCCAAAAGTGCTGAAAGGAACTTTAACATCCTAGCCGACACGCTTTCCACCGCCCCCAACGCCCTTTACTACCAAGCTCAAGAATACTTCTTATCGAATCAGATGGACAAGTGTATTGATTCCAGCTTGCGAGCCTTAACCTTTTCAGAGCTAGAGGATACGCTTCGCTACGATGTGCTTTGCAATCTTGGCCGATGTGTTCCAGACAACGAGAGGCTTTCTTATCTAGGTCAAGCAGTAGCCCTGCAACCAGACCGCCGAGAGGCTTATTTTTACATAGCGAATCATTGGGCGGGGAAAGGCAACTGGCTAAAGAGCTACGGCTCGGCAAGAGCCTGTATGACTCTGCATCGCCCAAAAGCCCATTACTGGAATCTTGTCGAGGCGATTTACAACTGGCAAGCGATGGACTTATACGAGACAGCGGCCGTGTGTGTAGGAGAGGCTAGCGAAGCTGAAAAGATTAAGAAGATGCGACCCGCCCCCAAGATCAGCATTATCCACGCAACCAAGGGGAGGCCACAAGTAGCTTGGCAGAGGCGTTGGCAATGGCTTTGCCTAGCCCAAAAGCCCCTAGAGGTTGAATGGTTGTTTATGGTAGATCACGATGAGGCGATTGATTATACCCCCCACCAAGCCATTAGGTGCAACCCCGGAGGCATCGTCAACGCTTGGAACGCAGGGGCAAAGTTAGCCAAGGGGGAGATTATCATTCAAATGAGCGATGATTGGACACCACCCCGCCATTGGGATGCCCTAATTTCGACCGCTATGGGGGATACAGCGGAGGAGAAAGTGTTGGCAGTATCAGATGGCCTACGGCAAGACAAACTCCTCTGTATGGCTATTATGACGCAATCTAGGCTCAAGAAACAAGGGGAGATGTTCTGCCCAGAGTATCAAGTTAGCGATGGCATATATTCAGACAACGAGGTGACTGACCGAGCTTATGAGGATGGGGTGATAGTTGAGGCTAGACATATCCAATTCAAACACGAGAATCCGATGTTCACCGGAGGCAACCCCGATGACCTACTTAAAAACCACAACAAACCCGAACACTACCAAAAGGGGAAGGCAATCTATGAAAAACGCAAATCAAATAATTGGATGTAGGAAAGCAAAAAAGGGGGAAGATACCAAGGGGCTTGGTATGATTAAATTCGGGAAGTCTCGCCCCTGCAAAACCAAGTATGTGAAGGTTGATATCACCTATGATGACAAGGCCAAGAAGGAACTTTTTGAGGCGGGTATGTTGGCATTGCAACATGACCCAGAAGCCGTCATTCAATATGTCATTAAAAAGGCACTTTGCGAGTTGGTAAAAAAATGAATGGATATACGAAGCTGGCTTGCGGCCATCTTTACCAAGATGTAGTGACTGGGGCTATCCCGACTTATTCAAAAGAGTATTCGGAAGAACGCTATGATAAGTATGACACAACGAGGCCGATGTCGGAGTTGCGATTTGCCCTATGTAAAGAGCTTTTCAAATTTGATTCAGTTTTAGATTTTGGCTATGGGAACGGCGACTTCCTTTCTGTTTGTGCCAATAATGGCGTGAAGTCGTTCGGGTATGATGTTTCTGATTACCCCCTAAAGAAGCCAGTAACCAAAACAAGCTCCCTCTTTATAGATTGCGATCTTGTAACCTTCTTTGATTCAATCGAGCATCTTGAGACAAGAAATATATCCAGCTTCCTAGCAAAACTTCACACCAATCAAATCCTCATTTCTGTCCCTTGGTTTCATGACCTAGGGAATGATTGGTTCTACCATTGGAAACATAGGAGAGAGAACGAACACTTCCACCACTTCACCGCCGGCGGGTTGTGTGAAGTTATGGAGTCGGCTGGGTTCACCCCAATCTATCACGCAAACCCAGAGGATAAGATAAGAAAATCCGATTTGCCCCTTCCCAATATATTGACGATGGCTGGCGTGAGGAATTAAGCGTGGCAAAAACAATCAAATACTCGCAGAGGTTGGGCGATGTGCTTCGTTGCCTCCCAGCTTGCAAACACCTAGCCGATCAAGGCCACGAAGTTTTCTTTGATTGCTTCGCCCAATACCACAGCATTTTTGAACTGACCAGCTATGTAAAGGCCGGAAGCAAGGGGGATATTTTAGATTTAGAAATATGGCCTAACAAGTATGAGGCTTACAGAAAGAGCAAAAGAAGCTGGACGGACTTTGTGTATAGTCACCCAGAGATTAAGGACGCAGACAAGACCAACATTGTCCTAGATAAGCTAGACGACAAACCAGCCGAGGGACTTCCGGAAACCTACAACCTAGTCTCCCCATTCGGATTGTCTCAAGGCTACTATCGAAATCCGCTAGATTTAATTGTTAGAGCTAGACAAACTATGGGCAAAGACAGCTTCTTTGTTCTATGCCCAGCCGACATAAAGATTCAAGGATTAAACACCTACACCGCCACATCAGTTGAGCAGATGGCAAAGGCAATCCGAGGAGCAAAGGATTTCTGGACTATCAATAGCACCCCCATCGTTCTGGCATCAGTAGTGAGAAGGGGCAAGCCGACTGGCTTCTTCCCCCAGAAGAACGAGTGGGAAACTGACAACATTTTCGACTTTGAGGGGATGCTTAGGATGGATTGACATAGGAGGTGATTTTATGGCGGGGACAATCGATACCTCTTACTTCTCAACTGATCTGCAATTTATGATTGCCGATATGTTCCAAACAGTCACCGGGCTTGGCTCTTCCGCAGTTTCAGCATCAGTCACAGACCTAACAACCGCCAGTGAACTTGAGATAGGCGGGGAGGTGTTCAGAGTCACCCAGTCTGTTGTTGTCCTAGCTTCAGCGATCTCTGCCCCCACGATTGGTTCACTCTGCACCGTGAGTGGGGTGGAGCGTATGATCGGAGGATTTTCGCAAAGCACCGATGGCTTGTCCTTCACTATCGAGCTTGCGGAAATTACTACCTAATGGCCTCGATTGAAAGGGAGGTGGAGAACGCCCTCCTTAATGTTGTCTCTGGAATTACTGGCGTGAACTTCTTTACCAGCGAGAGGGGGACGGCTCGCACGATGCCAAGCGTCACGGTTCAAGCCAGCATCAGCGGGGAGGAGCTTGTGCCTTTCTCTGGTGTGTTCAAAACCCCCGCCTCAATAACCTATGTAGCAAGGGCAGACACCACGGCAAGAGCCGACTTCGATGCCAAGTTTTATGACATCCTAGAACAACTCTATCGTGACCCAGACCTAGCAAGCTACCTCACCGACCACTCAAACATCACCTTCTATGTGGCGAAGGTGACTGGGGATAACCCTGCCGTGATTGGGCAGAACAGAACTTGGTCAAGGGCTATGACCCTAGACATCACGGCAACGGCAAAGAAATGAACAACAGCGTTCAAATCAATGTGGAGGATGCTTTAGAAAATCTTCTAGCCAATATCCCCAATCTCAATGTCTATAAGACTAATAGGGTAGGTGCAAAGCTATTCCCATTCGCAACAATCTCTGCATCGGTTGGGGGTCAGCTTCTTGGCAATTATACTGGGGTTTATGAAGTTTCCGTTACAATCGACTACTCTGACACAGCGGCCAAGATTAGCCAAGAGGCTTTTGACTCTGAATACTGCTCAATCTTTGAGGCGTTCTATTCTGAAACTCCACCTCTCTTTACCAAGATTCAAAACAATATAGTCGATACAAAGGTTTATACGGCACGAATTACTGGGCAAACGCCGACGATTAGGACAGCGAAGAGGGCTTGGCAGAGGGGCTTGAAGATGAGCCTAATTTGCACGCCATCAGAACTAGACGATGGCTTGCGGTATTTGAACTTCTACCAAAAGCAAAACTCAATGTATGTGGCAGTCATTTAACAAGGGATAAGGCTATATGGCACTTTCCATTTTAGACGGCAACCAGTCGGCAACTACGCTCTCAACCATTCTTTCTAGTGGGCAACACATCACCGCCCACACGGTTATTAGCCTTGGCACTCAAGCAATTACAGATATAGTCAATGCGACTTCGGCTAATCTTACCAACACCCAACTCCGAGCCAGTGCAGTTACAGTAGGCGGGACGGTGACGGTGGGGAACAGCCTTACGATCAGCTCGCTTCCAGCCATCTCTGGCACGGTGACGGCGAATATTTTTGGGGCAAATGTAAATGGTTCTAGTCTTCAACAGATACCGATTATTGGCTATGATGAAGATATAACCGGCTCAAGCAGGCAGATTACAATCCCAGTTCAAGTTTCAAGTCTTAGCGGGAGCGTTGGGTCTAGCAATCCGCTCCCGATCTCTGGCACGGTGACGGCAATGGCTGGAACTAATTTTAGCGACGAAATATCAGAGGGCATTTTGAATTATACTGGTAACTACGAATTTTTCCCCATCTCTGGCACAGTCACCATCGGCTCTGCCCTCCCCGCTGGCACAAACCGCATCGGCGTGGTGACGATTGGAGCAGGGACAGTCACCATCGGAGCAGGAACGGCACAGATTGGAAGCGTCACGGCGAGCATATCTAACTTCCCAGCCACGCAGGCTGTTTCACTAACTACGCTACCAGCGTTAGTCGCAGGCACGGCACAGATTGGCTCTGTCACCGCATCAATTTCTAACACGGTCACCGCATCCATCAGCGGGACTGTCCCCATCAGCATCTCATCCGTCACGGTAGGGAACAGCGTCACCATCGGCTCGCTCCCTGCGATTAGTGGGACGGTTACCGCAAACCTATCAATCTCATCTACTGTCATAACATCTGGCAGTTTCACTTCGCTAGCTTCTGCCACGCTAGTCCCGGCTAACACAGCTCGCAAGATGGCTACCGTATACAATCTAGGAGCAGGGCAATTATTTATAAACGCAGGGGTTACGGCCACTACGCTCGGCGGGGGATTTATGGTTGCACTATCCAGCGGTGATTTTTACGAGTGCGACTACACCACCACCACGCTTTCTGCCATTTTCGCTACCGCTGGCACGGCCAGTTGGATGAGTCATTAAGGAGCAGGGCAATGTCCTTGTATTCGGCGGTAGCTCCGTTGCCAGTAAATCGGATTAAGAACAGATTATTCGACCCAGACGCAAGAAACTACATTTTGCGAGTTGAGGCGGCAGATGGACAACCACTAGAGCGGCAAGTGCGGGGGGCTATTAATAGTTTTGTAATCGGTTGCAAGCAAGATGGAATTTGGTCGGCAATCAGAGCGTCTTGCATTATGGCTGGGGCAAGGACATTGAGCGGTGCTTTAATTCCTCTAATTGGAAATGCACCATCTACTAGCACTTTTGTTAGTGGAGATTACAATAGAAAGACTGGATTGCTTGGCGATGGATCAACCAAATCCATTAGCACTGGATATGTTTCAAACACATTCTTTCAACAAAATAATCATCACTTATCTGTATATGTAGCATCTGCCCCAGCGTCATCGGCAACAACTAAAGTGTTTTTAGGAAATCAATCCGCACTAGGCTCTAGGTTGTTTATAGCAAAAAATGCGTCAGATCAGTTTGCGGCTAGACTTGCGGCCACGACCACGGCAATAAATGTTTCTGGACAAGGAACAACAACTGGCTTCAAGGGTGGAGCAAGAAGTAGCTCGACAGCAGTTATAGCAAGATCAGCTCAAACCAATACAAGCACATCAATCACTTCAGCGGCAATAGCCTCAAGCCTAAATATCTTTGTTTTTGCTGGTGGATTCAGCAATCAAAACCTCTGCGATGCACGAATGTCATTTTATTCAATGGGCGACAATCTTGACCTCGCTCTTTTAGACACCAGAGTGACAACGCTAATGAATGCAATCGCAATTGCACTAGCTTAATATGCCTCTCCTCCTCATCGCCCTATTGCTCTCCTCCTGCTCTCCACGGCCAGCCGAGAACACTGGCTTGCCGAACTACGATATGATGCAAGCCGCCGAGGACGCAGGGCAAACGCCCAGCAAGTAGAGCCAATATGATGCACCAATATACTTATGAGGATTTTATGTCCTCGCTCAAATGGCTTGAGGCCGAGGGCTACATAGAGAAGTTTTACGACTCCAATAACGAGCTATGCGTCCGAATCTGCGAAGGAGCAGAGGATTGTGAAGTATGAGTGCCGATCAAGTAGCGGATTTGAGGGAGAGGCTTGCAAGAATCGAGGAGCGGCAGGTGGGGTTGATTTCAATTTTAGAGCGTCACACCAGCGAAATAGCTCAATGGACAGCCAAGATCAATGGCAAGGTGGACACCCTAGAGAGGGAGTCGCATACCATCAAAACTAAGCTATGGTTGGTTGCGCTAGTGTCGGGGGCGGTCTTTTCTACAATCTGGGAACTGATAAAGGTGCGGGTGTTCCCACGATAATTTGACATAAGCAAAGGAGATTATGAAAAACACACTTTCTAACGAGGTTTCAATCTAATGGCGGCCGTTACTATTGGCACGCAGGGCTTGTCTTTCGGCTTGGTTGCGGAAGCTGGCATCGGACTGGTTCAGAGCTTTTCAGAGGCTCGTAATGTGGAGAAGAATGAAGTCCGCAATAACTCAGGCGACATCGTTGCCATCGGATACTATAACGCCACGACCTCCTACTCGCTCTCGGTTGCTATTACTGGTGCTTATACTGTGACCGCAGGGGCAGCTCTTGCGGCCTTGGCGAATGCAACTACCCTTGGCACAACTCGCATCGACTCCATCACGCTTAACAAGTCTAACGATGCCTTTGTGACCCTCGATATCTCGGCGACTGGCTATCCGAATGTAAGTTAAAGAGGTTCTAAACCTCTTAATGAAATCCTAAACTTATGACCGAAGCCTACTGGGGAACGACTAATATAAAAGTGGCGAGTGCCGTTGCTTCCTTTGGGGCAAAGCCAAGACAACTTGACCCGGTAACGAGGACAATCAAAGAGGACGGAAGTGCCCAAGCGACATTCTGGTTCGAGGCGGGGGCAGGAGCAGAGGCTAAGGCAGAAATGGAACGCCCTTGGTCAGAAATGAAAAGCGACCCAGAAAGCCCAATCCGATATGTTCGAGCGGCCTTGGAGAACCGAGAAACCTTCTTGGGGCTTCTCAAGAGGGCGGTTCCGGTGCGGGTGATACAAAGGGGCGGTCAGACTCTACTTATCTCAGAAAACGCAACCTCAGAACAACGAAGGGCAATCCTAAAGCATCTATGAGCATATCCCTAGAAGAAGAACTAAACTCGGCCTTTATATCCCCAGACAAGGAATATATGGGCGAAAAACTTGCCCCTTACACGGAAGGCTCTCGCTTGCTCCTTTTGCAAGTAAGGGACGACAACGACTCCTCGATCTACTTTATCTGGTCGTTCATATATATGCACATCCAGATTGCCAAGGGCAGGAAAGAGGCGATCAAACTGGCTTGGAATCGGGACTTGTTTCGTGAAAAGATTATGGATTTCATTGAGGGCAAGACAGAAGCAGATCGAGATGCGGCCACTCAAATCGTCTCTAACATCTTGGACGAAGCTCAGAAAGGCAAGGTAGAGGCCATCCCAGTACCCCACCAAGCCGAACTGGGAAACGCCTAACGCCAGCGGGAACAGCGAGCTTTGTGTTCTCGTTGGCAGAAAAAACAGGATGGAGCGTGGATTATATATTATGGGAGTTGCCTCTCGCCCTTATGACACAAGCAAGCCACGCCTATCTATGGATGAATGGGGTAAAATGTCGCAAGGTTGGCGGCGTAGCGGGGGAAGAATTGGTGAACCTAGAAAAACTGCTGGGGTTAACATAGGGGCATATTTATATGTTGCAGATTGACCTCCTAAACCAAGCTAGATTTTCGCATAAATTGCAACAATTCTCAAAAGAGACTAGAAGAAATATGGCTAAGGTAATAAATAACCAACTCGGGAATGTTGCTGTTACCGCCATAGGGACTACCTACCGAACAAATACATCACAAATAGCCTCTGAAATTCAGAGAGTAGAGGGCAAGGTTGTTACAAAAAAAGTATTTAAGCCTTTTGGCCTTACAAAATCTGGCAAGATTAAGAAGAGAAAAATAGGTGAATATGTCGTGGGGTATAAAGCAAAATCAGTAAGCTATGCTGGCACATATAAGCTAGTGAATTGGCTACTTAAAAACAGGGGGCTTGCTACACTCGGAAAGACTAAAGTGGGTGTAGGTGGACTTGGAATGGGTGGGGGAAAGCCCGGAAAGATTGGTGCATTGGCTAGGAGGCTTGTGGCTGGAAGGAAGCGGTCTGTTAATTACATAAGGAACGGATGGGCGGCGGCGGCGGCAGTCTTTGGGAAAAGAGCAAAGCTAACTCGTGGCGATTACAGCCTAGAGGCGATTAAAAGACTTGGTGGTGGAGAGCTTGCAGACGGCTCAAAGCCCCATATGGAGGGAATGATATTTAATCGTGCTGGTGATCTTGACACAAGGTATTACCCAGTAAGGAAAAGGGCTATCTCTGGTGCAGTTAAGGTTGGGATTCCGGGTCTTAAAATGGCTATTGAAAAGGTGATTACAAAAATGAATGTTGAGCTTGCTGGCTTAAATAAAACCACAAGTGACAAGCTGAAATTGTAATATGGCAGACGCAACCCAAGAACTAATGCTCCGAGTCCGAGGGGACAATAGCGGAGTAGACAAGGCAGTTGCGGGGACAGAGCGAGCCGTAAAACGCCTTTCTGTTAGTGGTCAAAAAGCTGGTGCGGCCTTTAAGAACTTTAGCCGTAGTTTGGCAGAAGCTAGAAACGCAAGTGATGTGGCCTCATCTGCGGCAGAAAGCCTCGGACAGATTGTTGGCAAGTCTTTGATGGGGGCAGTAGCGATTGGTGCGGTCAAAATATTTACAGATCAAGTCAATCGAATGGGTGAGATGCTAAAGGAAACAGCGACTAGCGCACAGAAGTCTTTTGATGACATAGAAAAAGCCGGGCAAGCGATGAGCCTATCAGAAGCGATCGCCCAAACATCTGCCATTGATGCGAACATTGCCTCTATAAATAACAAATTATCAGAGCTTAATAGAAGCCCATTCCAAAACTTTATAGCGGGAGCAACCGGTGCAAGGTCTGAGCTTGAGGCATTGGTTAAAACCAATCAAAGACTAAGGGATGTAAAACTTGCCGAGGGGCTGGCGAGTGAAAATGCTAATGATGAGTTGATGTCTGGCCTAGACGCAGAGGAAAAGAAACTGCGTGATATTGATAATGAGTACAGAAAAAGACAAAAGCTCGCACAAACCATAACAGACCCACAAGCCTCTGCCTCATTTAAGAAAGATGCTGGCGAGATAATGGCAAGACAACGCAATGCCGTTCTGGATAAGCAAGCCAAAGACAGAGCAGAATCTCAAATCAAATTCGATAAGATGGTTTTCGATGCCGAACAAAAGCTGGCAGACCAATCAGAAGCAAGAGAGAAAAAGACAGAGCAAGAGCGAGTGCAACGAAAAATAGACAACAACAACAGAATTTATAGGGAAGAGCGATATAACACAGACGAAAAAATTAAGATGGAAAGCGATGCTGACGATAGGAAATTTCAGCGTCTAATCCGTGATGCAAATAGGGCAAGGGAGCAACAGAAAAGAACTTCAGAAACGGCCTCTGGCACGGCGGGTGGCGTGCTTGGTGCAAGCAAAGCTGGCAGACAAGCCCTAGACTTGGCAAGAAAACAAAGGGAACGACAACTCAAGACAGAGAATTTTAAGGTTGCAGAACAGATTGCTCCAACCCAAAGGGACAGAGAAAAGCTAGCCGCACAGCAAGCCGCAGGGGAAATGCCCTCTTTAGGCGAGCAGATTCGTGGAGGTTTAAGTGGGGTTGACCCATCACAACTTGCAAGAGAATCAGCCGCTAGTAAGTTCGAGAAGGATAGAGCTATTAGGTCTGGATTGGGGCAACCCGCCTCAACTGGAAAATTAGGCCAAGAACAAAGTTCATTATCATCAGAAACTCTTACTGCACTCAAGGCTCTAGTAGATTTAATGAAATCTGGAACGGTGGTTAAATAATATGGCAAGCGTAGTTATCGGCTCAGCAATCAAGTCAACAATTACATCAAAAGTTTTGCAGAGGCAAAACTTTTCTAAAGAACCCAATGGATTGGAAACAATCATCGAGGCTTATGCTATACAGACAGCAAACAGAGACACGGTTGTCCCAGAAAAAAACACCGTTCATTCTGCCTTTTCATCATCTTCAAAGACATACGATAGGATGGTGGTAGAGTCAGTCAATACCGAAGAACAAGATGGCGGGATTACTCAAATGCTGGTTACTTATGTTGGCTTGACCACCCCATCTGGATTACCACTACCCGTCGTAAGGCTTCTCCCTGCGGCTGATAAGGGAGTGTACGGCCCTCCCCTAGTTATTGAGGCAGAATATGTGACTGATGTAAGCGAAACACAGTTTTTGGCTGGGCAACTATCTCAAGGAAGCGGCCTAGAACGAGTTCCGATCTTTTCTCCTACAACAAAAATGCCAGCATCTATCAATGGATTCGTGATGCCAAAAGACCCAAGACCAGCCTTTTACCAAGCTGGCACAGGGGCTATAAGTAATTATCTTGGCTACTGCGTTTTGTCTGTGTCTTGTGAGAAGCGTGGGATTTTCTTGGTTGCCAGAAACACCTACGCCGAAGTTGAGCAAATCGCCTTTATAACATAGAGAATTAAATGAGAGAAAACCAAATCAACGAACTACAAGGAACTTCCATCCTTACAAAAGAATTTTTCAATAAACTTATTAGAAGAATTGAATGCACAAAACCGTTGGCTGGTTCTGGAATTGCCATATCAGAAAAAGAGAATGGATTTGAAATATCTGGTGGTGGCGCGATCACTTTAAATGTATGTTCGAATGGAACACCGGCCCAAATTCTTGTGTTTGGTCAACCAGTTTAGGAGTAATTGACACAAGGGAACACTTAAATGGCTCAAAGTTTAGACATTTATATTGATACAACCAGCGGAGGTCTGGTGGCCGCGGGTTCGGCTGCTAGCGGCAGGCTTCCGACCCTTACCCGTAATGACTCCTATAATTTGCGAGTTCGCCTGCAAGAGAGAGATTCTAGCGGTTTCTTGCGTGATTTAGATACAACTGGTTCTTCGCTTAAGTTGGGCATCGGAAATATTGATGGAGACCCGACAGATGGACAATTTAAGCTGGTTCTAAATAGCGTAACCTCAACGGCCATATCCTTTAACGCAACAACCACTCAGCTCTATAACGCTATTTCTGGAATTGCTGGTACTGGCGTTGGAGTCGCAACTTACGGACAAGAACTATTCGCCTATCTTATCACATCAGCAACAGCAAATACTGCTATGTCGTTCGGTGGCGATGCCTTTACGCTTTTCCCGACTAGCTCTGTTCTTATAAGCACACGCAGATTCCCAAAATCCTCGGTTGCCGCCCAACAAGTCATTCGTTTGGTTCGCAATCCTGCCGTCTTTTCTGACACATTCATTGCATCTCCTACTGCCGGAGTTATCTCTCTGACTAAAATTCAAGACGGCTCTGACACACAGAACGAAACCTATGATCTTGCAATAGGGTCAGACGCAGAGGGTGGTTCGATTGTTCTTAACTATGGCACAAACTCGACCACAGCTATCGCCATCGGTTCGTCTGCCACCAGCTTTGCCGAAGCCCTCACATCAATCACGGCAATAGGTAGCGGAAATGTGAGCGTTGATGTGGGCAACAATGCTGGGAACTATTCTATTTCTTTCGTTCGCAATCTTGGTCTTACCAATATAACGACCGAACTCACCTTGGATGCCAGCGGGGCGATATTTGGCAACTTCCTGCAGACAACTTGCACCCTCGCAACCTCCGAGCTTGATGAATTGTTTTCTGAGGTTGGTTCAGACGAAATCACGCCAAAGCTAGAGATTGAGTTAACACAGAATGGAACGCCTAAAACTGTTTTGCAAACTGATGTAACAATAAGGCGTGACCTTATAACCACCGGAAGTGCCATTCCCGCCGCCCAAAGCTCCTACCTTACGGCCGCTGAGATTGCCGCTGCTTTTGTTAGCAGTCAGAATAATGTTGGCTTTTATGGTACTACGGCGATAACAAAGCCTGCAAATACAACCGTAGTAAGTGCCCTAGTAAATTTAGGTTTAATAGCTAACACAGTTACGGTTGGAGTTACTGGCGGTGGAGGCCCGGCAAATGCAGTAACTGATTGGAGTGGAAATGTTTCTGCAACTACAAGATTTTTAGCTGACTCGTCTGCGGTAACTTCAGTCGATTGGAACAATAGGGTTCTTAAAAACTCAAGCGGGGTAACTTCCGTAAATTGGCAAACTGGGGCTTTTGGTTCTGGCTCAACCGTTGTAACCATAGCCGCAAATAATGTAGCAATCTCTGGTAGTTACTATATTTCCATGGGAACAGGCAATGGTGCTTTTAGAACTCTCTCAACCTTGGCATCTGTTACCTTTGGGTCGGTAGCGTCAAACGATCAACATTATCGTGATGTTGTGGTGACTGGTGCGGCAGTAAACGACATTGTTTTGATTGGCCTACCATCAGCAGTTTCAGCGGGGGCAGTCATTCAAGGCGTGGCGTACAAAGCAAACACCGTGTGCCTCTCTTGCAGTAATTCAGATAATGGCACTATCAACATAAACACCGCCACCTACCGAATTACCGTATTAGATTATCAATGAGCAAATTTTCTGATGTTTCGCTATCTGAAATTTCAATTACAGAATCAATCGCCCAATTCTATTTCGGCACATTAGCTGGAACTGCGGGTTCTTCTGGCAGTACAGACGCTACTGGTTCAGCCGCTAGATTTTATTTCCCCCAAGGCGTTGCCGTAGATTCCGAAGGAAATGTTTTTGTGGCTGATTCCTTTAACAATACCATCCGTAAAGTTACTAGTGCTGGGGTAGTAACTACATTAGCTGGAACCGCAGGCTCTTCTGGCTCTACTGACGGTACTGGTTCAGCCGCTAGGTTTCTTTTACCCACTAGCGTTGCCGTAGATTCCGAAGGAAATGTTTTTGTGGCTGATACGAACAACCATACAATCCGCAAAGTAACAAGTGCGGGGGTAGTAACAACACTTGCGGGTAGCGCAACCAATAGCGGAACTGCCGATGGCATTGGTTCGGCCGCTAGATTTTCTTCGCCCCAAGGCGTATCCGTTGATAGTTCCGGCAGTGTTTTTGTTGCGGATAGACTCAACCACACCATCCGACAGATTTTTAGCGGAGGCTTAGTTACCACCCTAGCTGGAACCGCCGGCTCTTCTGGAAGTACCGATGGCACTGGCTCAGCCGCTAGGTTTAACAGCCCAAGGAGCACTGCCGTAGATACAGCAGGAAATGTCTTTGTGGCAGATACAAGCAACCGCACTATCCGAAAAATAACAAGCGTAGGGGTAGTGACTACATTAGCCGGATTTGCTGGTCTTGGTGGAAGTGGAAGTACCGATGGCACCGGCTCAGCCGCTAGGTTTAATGCGCCTCAAGGCGTTGCCGTAGATTCTGCAGGAAATGTTTTTGTGGGGGATACCCTTAACCACAAAATCCGCAAAGTAACAAGTGCAGGGGTAGTAACTACCATAGCTGGCCTTGCAGGCTCTAGCGGCAGTACCGATGGCATTGGCTCAGACGCTAGGTTTTACCAACCGATAGGCGTTGCCGTAGATTCTGCAGGAAATGTTTTTGTGGCGGATTATGCTAATAGCACCATTCGAAGTTCTACTTTAACTTACTAGCGGCAGTCGCCCTAACGAAATCCTATGGGAAAAGTTCTTTATCCATCTTATTTTACAACTTGCATAGAAACTGGGACACCTTCTGCTGAAAATGCTAAAGATTATTTAGACCTTAATCTTCGGCAGGCTATGACATTATTTTGGAGAGTAAAAAAATGGGAAGGACGCATAAGTGGAGGTTATGTCGAACAATTCAATCAAGGAACATACACTACAACCCTTAGTGGTGGTGAAAACTATGCTGAATTAAATCAATCAATTTCTTCTCCAAACGAAGAGGCTGATTTAGTATGCTCTACCGGTCAGTTTTTATTTTCTCGTGACGCAGGAAACTTTAGCACTACCGGCCCTGCTTATAGCGCACAGGGAAACCTAATTTTATCTTTTCGATATTTCTTTAACAATGCACTTTCAAATGGAAATAGGATTTACCCAGCTTTTTCTATTGGTGGGGGTGGTTCTAGTGAAGTGGATGGTGGTCAAGTCGGAAGCTACACCCTTTCTTTTTATGATTGCGACAAAAGTGGGTCGCTATACACTTTTTTTGGAACTTCTGGTAGTGTGTCTATTGACATAAGAGCCACAGAATACTGGTCTTTTGGGGGAACATACAACACCTCTACTGGGGCTAGGCTTTGACACCCCCCTCTTCAGCATGAACACACTCCTATCCTTCATTCAATCCCAAGACATTTTCGCTTGGGTAGGTGCTTTGGTTGCCTTGCTCTCTGCCGTGATCGCAGTTGCCTCTTTGATTCCCGGTGACGAGCCAGAAACAACGCTCCAAAAGATTGTCGATTTCCTCTCGAAGTTCTCACGGAAATAAAAGATGTGGGAGGCCATTCTCGCCTCGCTTGCTGGTGTAATTGGAATCATCGCTTGGTGGACGAAGAACCGCGCCAAGACCCGCAAGGAAAGAGACGATGAAGAGATTGCTTACAACCGCCGTCTGCGAGATGCGGAAGTGGATTCTTGGATACATCGCCGCTAGCCTGCTTTGTGGGTGCGTAACAACCCGCCCTTACGACATTGGCGAAGTCCCGAACCAAGATTCGATTAGCGACTACATTATGCGGTGGGACAAACTTGACCGAACGAAATCAACCCCAGAAGAATACAGACAGCTTTTTGGGCAATCGCTCAAAACGATTTCTCGACTTGTGGAGGAGAATGAACGACTCCGAAAGAGGCTCGACCAATGACAATTCGGGAGGCCGTCGAAAGGTCAAGAGGCCACATAGAAAAGTGTGAGCCTAGTTTCGGCAAGCGGGTAGGAGCTTGGTACTCGGAGCTGATGAGCAAAAAGATTCCAGTTTTGATCTACTGCTCGGTGCGTACCCCCCAAGAGCAGGAGGAGCTTTACAGCCGTGGGCGCACGAAGGCTGGGGTCAAAGTCACAAACGCTCGCGGAATACCCCCGCAATCGCTCCACATTGACCTAGGCAAGGGTTCTCACGCTATTGACTATGTTCCCCTTGCTCGTACTCCCAGCGGTGATCTAGTGGCCTCGTGGGATGACGACCAAGGCTATTCGATCACACGCAAGATTGCAGAGAAGCACGGCCTTCGAGGATTGG